ATCCGTTAAGCCTACCAAAGCCCAAGAAGCTTCTCACTATGCTGCAAACCGCAACCGCATAGCTAATGCACGGTCAGCCAGAGGAGGAGATTAACATGAGAAAGGTGACAAATGCCTAAAGAAGAGCGTGGGTTCAAGTATCAAAAGCGTTCCAAGGACACACTGAAGGAACGGGCCAATATGAAAGGTGGCAATTATGACACCTACATCAAGCCCAAGTTCAAGCAGTGGAAACCAAAGGATGGAAAAAACGTTATCCGTATTCTACCCCCTACGTGGGAAAAGGCTAAACACTACGGCTTGGATATCTTTGTCAATTTCAATATTGGCGCTGACAATCAATCGTACCTCTCCTTGAGCAAGCACGGCAAGGGTGCTGATCCGTTGGCAGAAGCACGTCGTGATGCTCAGAAGGAAGGTGATAAGGATCTGGCCAAGGCGTTGAATCCGTCACAACGCATTTTGTACTGGATCATTGACCGCATGGATGAAGATGAAGGGCCACTGCTTTGGGCCGCACCTTTCACCTTTGACAAATCACTGTCCAACTTGTGCATTGATGAAGATACCAAGGATGTAATCTTCATTGATGGCCCGTCTGATGGCCGTGACGTGCGTTTCTACAAGGAGGGTACTGGTCTGTTGACCAAGTATGACCCTTCCAAGATGAAGGTGCTGAAGCCCTCAAACATTCATGAGGATGAAGGGCTTGAAGCTGAATGGCTGGATTTCATTGCTGAGAACCAATTGCCTGACGTGTTGAACTTCTATGACTATGACCACATTGCTGCAACCTTTGGTGGTCAGGCTGGCCGTAGGGATGAGGATGATCCTGAATCTGAAGAAAAGACTATCCGTAGTCGCAAGGCATGTGATCCGGGTGAGGATGAAGTTGATGAAAAGCCGGTGCGTAGCCGCACCCGGCGCTCGGACCCTGAACAGGAAGAGCTTCCACTTAAAACACGTGGCCCACGTAGGGACCAAGAACTGGATGAAGATGAGGTTGAAGAAAAACCGGCCCGGACTAGACAGCGTGCAAGGCCAGACCCTGAGCCTGATTATGAAGATGAAGATGAAAAACCAGCACGTCGCTCGTCATCACGCAAACAGGCCGATCCTGACGATGATGATGATGTTGAAGAAAAGCCTGCGGCCCGCAAACGGGTAAGGGCTGAACCTGAAGATGAGGATGAAGCACTCCCTACGAAAAGCCGCCGTGGGAAGACTGAATCTGAAGATGAGGATGAGGACACTGGCGGCAGCCTCCGCGCCAAGCTAGCTGCGAGGCGTCGAACTCGAAACTCAGAAGAGGACTGAGGAACTTCTAAAAAGAGCCGGCAAGGACCCCGTGGTTCTTGACCGGCGTTCTTCAGCAGAAATCATGAACGACGAAATTCCGTATATGAGATGGGCCAGAGAGCAATTGGTCATTGTCCGTTCAGGCCACCGCACTTGGGCCGAACTGTTAAAGGCTAGATTTGATGCCAAGAATCAAAGCTGACACCCCGAAGGTTGAAGATCCTTCGCCTGAGTACCTCCTCCACGTTAAGATAGTGAACGAGATGCGCCAGTTTTGGGTGGACGGCATGCGTGATGCGGGGGTGAGCCAAGTGCTTTACTCCCGCATCAGTGTTGTAGCCCTATCTCAACTGTCAGCCATCATAGGGGTAGATGTAGGCATGACTGAGCAACAGTTCCTTTCTGTCTGCAAAGCCAACTTTGATGAAGCCTTCAAGAACGCACCGAGGTTTGGATGATCCTCTCAGCACAAAGCATCAGGTGTTGTGGCATCATCACCCCCTTCTGTGAACGTACAGTTGAGTTTGGGATGAGTTATGGCTTGTCCAGTTGCGGTTATGACGTCCGCATTGCTCAAGACGTAATGCTCAATGCCAATGAATACATGCGTTTCAGGCTTGCTTCCACGATTGAGCATTTCAATATGCCGGATGATGTTGTGGGACGTGTCCATGATAAATCAACTTGGGCACGCCAAGGATTGCAAGTATTTAACACAGTTATTGAACCCGGCTGGAGGGGATACTTAACTCTTGAATTGGCTCTTAATGGCATCCACATGCTTAATCTGAAGAAGGGAATGCCTATTGCTCAGATTATATTTGAATTTTTGGATAAACCAACTGAACAAGTCTACAATGGTAAATATCAGGATCAGGTAAATGAACCTGTCCCAGCAAAGATGGAAGAGTGATGGTAAAAAGGGTACGGGCAGTCGTTGAGAAGCCACGAAACAATTATTTCACTTCTGAAAAGACTAACATTCAGTTTGTTAGCACTGGCTGCACTCTGTTGGACTGCGCTTTGGGCGGTGGGCTTGCTCTAGGGCGCACCGCCAACATTGTGGGTGACAAGAGCACGGCTAAAACCGGAACTGCCACTGAAGTCATGATTAACTTCTCAATAGTGTGCCCAGATGGCAACATTGCTTATCGTGAAACAGAAGCTGCATGGGATGACAGTTACGCTGAGGCTATGGGTTTGCCTCTTGACCGCATTGACTTTGGCGATCGTGAAAATCCAATTATTACTGTTGAGGACTTCTACAAGGACTTTGATGCTTTTTGTGACCAACAGAAAAAAGCTAAGAAGCCGGGCCTCTACGTCCTTGATTCTTTTGACGCCCTTTCCGACGACGCTGAAATGGATCGAGATATTGACAAGGCATCTTTTGGAGCAGCTAAAGCCAAAAAGATGAGTGAGATGTTTCGTAAAATTACACGAAAGCAGGAACAAGCCAACGTCCTTCTTTTCATTGTGTCCCAAGTGCGGGACAATATTGGCGCTATGTTTGGAGAGAAGCATAAGAGAAGCGGGGGGAAGGCTCTCGACTTCTACGCCTCTCAAGTGTTCTGGCTTGCCCATATCAAAATCCTCAAAAAGACCATCAACAAGGTTGAACGGCCATACGGGATTGAAATTAAAGCCAAGGTAAAAAAGAACAAGGTAGGCATGCCGTTCAGAGAGGCAGAGTTCACCTTTGAATTCGGCTACGGCATCAATGACCTTCTGGCCAGTGTAAACTGGCTCAATGAAGTGGATAGACTTGATGCCATAGACCTAAAAAAGACAGAGTTCAAGGATTACCTCAAGGGCTTGAATGAAATGACTGATGCTGAGCACAAGGAAGAACGTCTTCGTGCAGCAGAGGCCGTCAAACAAGTATGGGGTGAAATTGAAACTACCTTCTTGCCCAAGCGGAGTAAGTATGCCTGATTTTGTAGATAGGTTTGATGTTGCGTACATGCCCAAGCTTGGAATCCGCGCCCCAACCTTCAGGGCTGTGATTCGTGAGGCCGTCACACGCCAAGTACGGCACATCGTAGAAACTGGCTGCATGCGCAAACTTGACAATTGGGAAGGTGATGGGCAATCCACTGTCATTTGGGATAGTTACATTCAATGGCACACCGGATCATTCACCACGATAGACACTGACCAAGATGCTATTGAATTGGTTCGTACCACATTAAAGAATTCAGGGTCTGTTGTTAGCGATAGCGTACTTGAATTGTCAAAGCCCGGCCCGGTCATAGATATGTTGTATCTTGATAGCTTTGACGTCGACATGGCCAATGCTGGCCCGGCTGCGATGCACTGTTTGTTTGAATTCTGCGCTGCACGGCCACGTCTGCGCCCCGGTTCAATCGTGTTCATTGATGATTCGCCTATGGGTCCGGGCTTTGAGGTAGGTGGCAAAGGTGCCTTCGTCGCCAAGTGGTTCAAACAGATTGACGTTGCTCCGTTTACTTTTGGTTATCAGATTGCATGGATAATGCCATGATTGAGGATGTCATAATTCCTGTTATTGTAATTATCCTTACTCCTATTTTGGCAGTTTGGCTAATTTTATCTATTGCGAGTTTGTTCTAAATGCTACCCGGTGGTGGAAAAAGAAAAAATCGAGTGAGTAATGCCATGAATGTCAAAAATGAATTTGAAAAAATAGTTCGTGGTGCCTTATGTGCTGAATGTAAAATGCCTTTATCTCAAACAGATAAAGGGTGTGTGATCTATTTTGAAGATACTACAAAGC